CTTATTTTTTTCTTTAATGATTCGCTAGCATTTAAATTTGAAAGTTCAATTTCAACTGGCGAATCATAAAGATCACTAACAAGAGCTTCATTAACAACATCTTCAATGGCACCATCGCACTCTGGATGCAATGCCATTTCACGATATCTTTTAATTAAATCGTGTTCAGTTCGATAAACTCCCTCAATGTCAATATATTGACCATAAAATCCACTAGCAATATAATTATCAAACCCGTCCTCATTGGTTTGAGGAACGGGTGATACTATCGAGGGAGATTTGTTTTTATCGGCATCAATAGAAAAACCAAAAAGTTTTGCCATAGTATAATCTTTTGACTCTTTATCTTACTATTTAGTTGATGTCTTCACCACCAGCATTTGTGCCAGTGCCCTTAATTGCTTCCCACCACTGAACCTGAAGTTCTACGGTGAACTCTTCAATTCCTTGCCCATCATATGTAAGTTCAATAGGAGCAACCTGAGTTGGGAAAACATCGTAAAAACGATAAGATCTCAGAGCAGATCCGTCACGATCGAGTTGATAAACGTAAGCATCTGCTTGATAATCTGCTGGATTTGTTAAACCAGTGTTATCAGAAACTCTGTTGATGACATTCATCCACTTTTCAAAAGCGGAACGAATTGCAAAATCAGTGTCGTTGATAACTGTAACAGTCCAAGAATCAAATGTTCTGTCGCCTGCAATTTTTAATACTCTTCCTCTGAAAGGAACTTCAATTTGGGCAACGTTGGATGCTGGTAAATTTGCACCTTTTACTAAGAATCTTGATTTATCAAGAACATCAGTGCTTGGTTGTGCAGCATCTGGGAAAGTGAGAACAACCTCAAATAGGTTGGGACGAGCACCACCACCAACTAACTTACTCTTGAAGTCGGTAATCTTTCTTAATGGGGGTGGGTTAATCTGATTTCTAGCTGGCATAATTTTTAACCTCTAGTTAAATTAAACGGAACCGATTACTTCTTCAAAAGCAACACCAGTTCTGGTGGCGACGAAGGTAAGACCGATAAAGTTGATCGATCTTGCTGGTTTGTCTCATCACAAATAACGACATAATCATAAATACCCCTCTTTGATTGAACATCGCGGAGGAATGGTTCAATGATATTTACAAAACTTGTTCTTGTGATTTCATCATTGAACTCGAAGAGGAAATCTTTCGCAGCAGCGGAGATAGCATCTTCAAGGTAGATGAATAATCTACGAACGTTAATTCTATCAAATGCAGATGACTTACCAAATCCAGTCTTATCACCGAACAGAATAATTCCAGCACCAGGTGAGAAGATAATTGGATTGATTCTGTTGGAATACAGAATGTCTCTTTGCTTTCTTCCTGGATTGTATGCAAGTTTAACTGCATTTAAGATTGCACCTCTTGAAGTTCCTGCTGGTGAGAACCAAGGGAACTGTTGAATGTCAGTTCTGGCACAAGTTCCAGCAATGTCACCATTCAATGGAACATAACGGAAAGTATCATTGAAGCGGTCGTACATATACTTATAACCACTATCAAAGACACCATAAGTTGTTGATGTTATTGGTGCATAGAAACTAACGATATTATCTGTAATAGTATCAATATTATTTACAGTTACAGTTCCAACAGAGGAATCATTTAAGAATGCCTGTCTGTATGGTGAGATAAATGCAACTGAATCTTTTCTTGCCTCTGCAACAGCAATACACTTGTTGGCAAGTGCTTGTGCCTGATCTTTTGGATAATTTGCAGATCCCATTAAGATGAAATCTACTTCATACTCTTCTGTATTTTCGAAGAGTGTTAATCCACTTACAATATCATCTAAACTAGAATAAAGTGCTCCTGATGTTACTAGATCAGTTTTGCCACCATAATTTTTGCCACCAGCAAGAGTGTAGGTATTTGAACCCGCGCCAGCAAAGATTACATTTTGAGCATCTTGATCCCAACCAGTGTCAGTGTTCAGTTCAAACTGTGCTGCACCGTTCCCACTGAAACCAGTAGTAACAACACCAACAGGTTGCGAACCACCAAAGACATATTGTGAGTTTGTTTCAAGATACTTTCTCCAATAAGATGGGCTTCCTACGGAAAACTCACCATCTTTTGCTTTTGAAAGACTCAGGTGCTTCTCTAAGATTGTTCCAGCATTTCCAGTAATCGTTCCGAGATCATCAATTACTGCAACATGAACCTCATCAAATCTTCCACCTCTACCAGCAACAAATGCTGAGGTTGATGGTTTGCTTGCAATTGCATCCCATTCTATACTACCAACATTAAGAGTGATAGTTTGCTGCTCGAACCAATCCGACTCTCCAGTATATGCTCTTGATGCAAATGAAGATGATTGTCCATTTGTATGAATAGCAACTGTGCCAGTGTTTGGTAATGCATAGACACCATTTTGCTGGTAGTCAACATTTACCATAGCGCCTGTATCTGTCACAATTCCAACTAATTTTGTGGAAATTTGACTAGATCCAACTTCAGTAATAACTCCCTTATAATAACCACTCAATAGTGAAGTTATCCCTATTCCTGGAAGACTTGTTCCAGCAGGAATTGCAACTGTAAATCCATAACCAACCTGAACATTAGTTGTGGTAATGCCAGTTAAAATTTGATCTGCTTTTGCGTCAATGATTGCAACCTTGATTCCATTTGCCCAAGTACCAGGATTCTTTGCGGCAAAGGTAACATTTGTGATCGTATTTTCATCATATCCAAGTTGGACATAATGCTCATTACTTTTGATCTTTACACTTGCTGCTGCACCAACAAAAGCATTTGTCAATTGAGAGTCATTTGCTCTCGAAACTCTCATCGTTCCACCATAATTTAAATATGATGATGCAACCATCCAATGCTCGTAATGCTTATCAGTCGAGTATGGTTGGCCAAAAGTTTGGTAGAGATCATTCTCATTCTCTATGAGTTGAGGAAGATCTACTGGTCCCTTAGCAAATGGTGCTACTAATGCGCCGACAGATCCAGAAACTGGATCAACTCTGCCAATAGTTAGATCAACCTCTCTTACTACAATTCCAGGAGATGCTAAATTTAGCGGCATCTTTATTCTCCGTTTCCAGAATTAATCTGAAAATATTTATGAAAAAGACTACTTTCAGTGGGGAAACGATCAATGAACACATTTACCAGTCAGGATATTCCCACTCAATTACTTTTAAAGTACCCTTTCTATTAGATATAACTCTTTTCTTTGTACACTCTTTACACTCATAAGCATATGCAGAAGGAAAAGCACCTCTACCTTTACGAGTTAAATAAAAGTCATCTATTAAACTTTTTGTTTCTCCACAAATTCTACAAGTTCTCTCTAAAAATAATAAATGTTGTGTATTAATCTGATCATCAATATCAAAGTCCATTAGAGATAATCCCACATATATGAACGATCCCCATATTCATCTAAATGCCACCTATCACCATCATTATCAACAAAACTAGTCATATCATTTATACCATCCGATATGAATCCAAATGGTGCCATATCTTGATCTATTTGATTTTTTTGCTCCTCATAGATTCTCTTACGAACATCATTGTCCGTCATTTCTTTGAAGTATGGTTGTGCAACTAACCAAGAGAAAATAACAAGACACATTGCCAAATCATCATTACAACCTTCTTCTGCTTCAAAAGAATTATGTTTCTGTGCAAATGTTGTTAATTCTGATATAATGTCATAATCAACTGTTAATAACTTATCATCTTCCAGTAAAGTCTTTAAGTTTGAGCAACCAAGTTTTTTGACAGCAGCAGTCATTCTTACACCAAGTTGAGATTTTTTCCCACTAAATCCAGATCCAACCAACTGCCCAGCACGACCACGCATTGCACACATTAGAACATTGTCATACTCCAAATCAAAGTGGAGAATATTTGCCACCTGATCACCAATATCATTAACTTCAACTAACAACCAAGAATTATTATATGCCCTTGCCACTTCGTGAATAATACTTGGAAATAACATTGGTTTGATTTCATTATTTCTGTATTTTGCCACAATCTTATATGGAAAATTTGTAATATCAAAAACGACAAATGCTGAGTAATCATTACCAAGACCACGAGCAACATCAACTGTCATTAAGTAACTGTGCTCCTCTATCGGATTTTCATAAATGTCTAATCCGGCATTTCTTTTGATTGGATCGTCATAGGATAGATTTCTTAATTTTGCAGGATTAATCAGGGTGTTGATAGATCCTAAGAATTCACATTCAAACTCAACTTTAAATTGTTGCTCAGATGTGTTGGCAATTGTTTGCTCTTTCCAGGCAGCATCTCTACCAGGAACTTCCGACCAATGAACATCTGTGGGTATATATTCATTTCTACCCTTTTCGGCATCGTGCCACATACGGTAGAAGTGATTCATACCACGTGGAGTGGATACGATAATTACCTTCGTGCTTTGTCCAGAAGAAATAGTAGGATAAACAGAGGCAAAGAAGTCATCAGCAATGTGATTCGGGATGAAAGCGAACTCGTCAAGAAAGATGACATTATAGGATCCGCCTCGGACAGCAGATGAAGAAGTAGAGTTAGATGAAATCTTGGATCCATTTTCTAATTCTAGACTACCTTTGTTCCAGGATATAATAC